ACGCAATGGCAACCTGTCTTTTGGCGTCATCTTTTATCTTTTCAGCCGATGCAATTAAAAGATCGATTTGGATAAGTCTAGATGCATTAGCACGATCATTTTTATCTTTTTTCGGTGGCAATAAAACAACATCGCCAGCTTCATCAACATCAGCGCCAAGATCATCAAACGTATAGCTAAGCCCAGCAATAGCATCCGGATAAACAGCCGACGCCATGTCGGAAACCGCACGCCATCGAAGCATGTTTTTTGGATACTTTTTCCAGTTGGATTTTCCTAAAAGCCCAGCACGTCTGGCGTCTTCCATGGTAAACGTAAACTCCTGCCAGGCGTGAAGCGGACGCTTGGTTCTAACGGTGCAATATTTTTCATCTGAATGTTTGTATTCAACAACCGCGCCCGGACAGTTTTGAAAAATCATGGCAAGTTGCAGCTCGGATTTAACCGCGGTTCTTCCGCTTATTACGTCAATCCCCTCAAGTGATCGAACCATGGGAATGCCAAGCTCTCTGCCTTTAAGTATAACCATCATCGCTTGTGAAGGAGTTTTTATACTTTCAGGTAAAAACCCTGATTCTAAAAGTGTGGCAGCTTGCCCGTGCATTAATTCCCAATCAGATTGACTGACCGATGGAACCTGAGCTTGTGTTTTTTCGGCTAACTGAAGTTCGTTTTTTTGTTGTTCTTCCATCAATGATTTCCTCAACTCGTTCGTGCATATAGTGTGGGATGTTACCGCGCCGTAACCACTGATCTATGGTCGCGTCTGTCTTATAACCCAGCTCATAAGCTAGTAGCATCTTTGAGTTTTTCGGGTTATTAAGCCAGTGTATTAATTTGTCTTGCAAATCCATTTTACTCCTCATATCGCGCAAATCTGTATTTACATCGTATCTAAAATGTTGTAAACATGTTTTTATGAAATTTAAAATTAAAATTTATTATGCAATCATAAAGAGACGTTTAGGAAGGCTTCGTTGCTTGTTTTTAGGACATAATAGGACTTATCCGATCATCATTCCTCCGCCGTGGAATGCGCACGGATTTTACTGCTCACGCTGCCGCCAGGCGATACTTTACCGCTCGCGCCAAACATCGCTATGTCGTACCAACGCAAAAGCTCGCGGAAAACGCTCATTGAAAACCCAGGACAGGTTTTATAGCGATTAGATTCGTTGTGTCCAAGCCAATCAGAAAAACCTATTTTTCTAGATCGTTTTATCATGACATATAAATTTAAAAGCTCACGCATTTGAGCGCGTGTTGGATCTTTTCTTCCGATATAACAAACACCAATCGAATCTTTATTAAGTCCAAGACAGTGTGCGCCGATTTGATCGATGTCACGACCGCACTCGATAACGCCCGATCTTCGCACTACGAAATGATAACCTATCGCGTCAAAACCCCGAGCGCGATGCCAACTATCGATGTCGGTCGCGCCGTAACGATCAAAATCACCTATTTCATAAGGAAAATCCGGCGTATCGGAGCAATGCAGTATAACACGCCGTGGGTTATTGGGTGCAATGTTTGTAGAGTTTTTCAAATTCATCTCGCCTGAGGCAAACAAACTCGTCAAAATCTTTCGCACTACATGATATATAATCATCTTCTTGTGCGCGACATATTTTTTGCTCGCTACTATCAGCCGCATAGACCTTAAACGTCATCTTTTCGCGACTCGCGCACGATACCAAGAGAATTAAGAACAAGCTCAAGCTCGGCAGTATCTTTTTCATCTCGCGCCTTTCTTAGACCTGCGTTTACAGTTTGAATACGATCAACGCGAGCGCGTTTATCAGATTCGTTTTGATTAATCCATTTAATCAGTTCACGCGTAAGAGCAATAACAGCTAAAAGAAGTTGTATCCAATTCATTAGGCTTCAACCTTAACGAAAAGTCCAATGAGCTTCATAACAACCGGCCAGCTTGTATCAAGAAGCTGTTTGCGTTCGTCTTCGTCCAGGTCTTTTAGCTCGTCTCCGATTTTCCAGCTACCAACAACGGCCCTTACGGCTTCGTCCATTGTAGCACCAACGGTTTGAAAAACCTCCGTGGTATCTATTTTACCGTCGTCGGCTTTGTGTTTTCCAAGCTCGTCTAAAAGAGCATCGGCGAATTTAATTACATCCATCGATTCTTCTATGCCGGTTTTTTTCTCGTCAACCATTTACGACTCCTCTTATTTTGTTAAACGCGTTATTAATGTCGTTTTCTGTTTTACCCATACGATGGTCTAACAAAATAAGTTTATCATGATCATCTCTAACGTGACGAATGTTCTCTTTTATAACAGCCACATCTACCTGCATTCGATCTATTTTTTCAGTGTTTTTTTTAGAAAGCCAAAAGAAAAAACCGCCAAGTACCATGACTTGGCCAAGGGCTGCGCCTATGATTTCAATCGTCATTTTCTATGATTCCAAACGCAAAGATGTAAAGAATAACCGCTGGGGCATTGCCCCAATCGAAAAGATTTAGGCTTTTTTCAGGAAGTCTATTTGGTGGAAATATATCATCGTTGCCAAGTATACCGAGAGCCACCGCTTGATCGCCATCGGTATACTTATGCCACAATGCCTGGTAAATCGGGGATTGCGGAACATTATCTTTCATCACTTCGATGGCGTCAAGCTCTAATGCATTGATCGATCCTGTGACATCGCCTTTAAGAGTTATGTAATCGGCTATAACATTTGCACGGTAACCGCTTACGACGTCCCACGGGTCATAATCAATCATTGAATTTAACCTGATTTCATCAAGCATCCATTCAATTAAAAAGCTTAGATGATAAAGATTTGTGTACTCTTTCGGACCCTCGCCCATAACCCAACCGTTGGCACGTCCGTAATCTTGAATGTCTTTTATGGCATTCTTATCTCCACGAGCCCAAAGCGCATGCAAGATTCCAAGCAAAGATTCTGTCGAGATGGCCGAACGGGAATCCTCGGGGTAGCAAGTCTCAACGTCACGATTCCATTTTCCCGCTTCGGGATATTCGTGTTCATAGATTTCGATGTTTTTTCCGTACGCGTCCCATAGGCCAACAAAAGTGCTACCATCGCAACGATCAACCACAGAATAAACATCATCGAGGGTCTTAACGTAATAGTCTCTTTTTTGTTTCGCGGCATCATATGGATTAATCGTCTCCTTGCCTTTATGCTCCCAGGCACAGTTTGTTAAAAACAAAACAACAAAAAGAACAATTGTTTTTGGTAAAAAACGCAACATTTAAATCCCTAAAATAGTTTACCACTTATTGACTTCAATGTGATTTGGAAGTAGCTCGATTAATGCCCACGACTCTTCAAGCGTATCATTACCTCTAATAGTCCCTTGTAGATAACTCACGTAAAATTCAACGTCGCTACCATCTGATACAAATGGGGGCGTCTTAGCAGTATAAGTAAACTCCCTATTAGCTGTATTAACAGAATCTCGATAAGATAAAAAAGCCAAGTTAGTTGAGCCTTGTCTGATAAATACTTTAGCTTGATTTTGTGTGGCACCTGTGGTGAATGAACCTGATATTTGAATCTTTACCTGAAATTTTTTACCAGAATCAGGCGCAGTGAATTTAAAAGCGCTGTTGCCAGTAGTGCCAGATAGATTTCCAAGTACACCATCATAACTTGCATCCTGATACAGTTTAACTATTTGAAACTCAGTAGGAGGATAACCTACCGGAGATGGTGAAGCACTTTTACGGATACGCCATTTAGCATCAGCAGGAAGAGTACCCCAATCAGTAGAGCCGCCATATCTATAACGTTGGAATTCGACATCTATATTTGTATCATTGCCATCAATATGTTCTAAGACTATTCCTACATTTGTATTTCGATCTCCAACAGCTATGTCATTAGAACCAGCGCCAATAACTGGAAGAGGCGTAAAGTTACCATTACCGTATAAATCTGCCTCAAAAACCAAACTATCTGTTTGTTGAATGGCCGTAGCGAAGCTAACCCTTTTTTGACGTCTGTCAGTTAGGGTTCCTGGAAAATCAGAGCCCGTAGCGCTATAAACAAATGAAGTAGTATCTGCCGCATCTGAAGTATCTGAGTTACTGGCAAATTCAACTTGAGAGTTTGCATAGTTTGCTGAACCCGTCCATTCGGCAATTGGTATATTATCCGCTTTAATTACAAATCGTTGAGAAGCACTAATCCATGCGTTGCCATTTGCTGGAGTTACAGGACTAGAAGCTGCGCCGCTTGTGTGTAATGCAAAATTAAGATAGCCATCGTCTTTAGTTGCCAAAACAATAGAAGATAATGTAGATGATGTGTCGCGCCACGCTCTACCCACTGCTGTTGTTCCAGAACCTTCACCACCTATGGTTAAACCATTAGGTAAAGCTAAACGTCCTTCAGTAGCTGATACTGATCCAGTAGTAGCATAACCGCGAATAGACATTGTATCACCAACACGACTCCATTGAAAATTTTCTGAAGACAACGTTCCAAAACCAGCATTAATACTTGGATCTGATGTGTACGTGGTCCAATCCACAGTGGGCGTTGAATAAATATATGTTGCAGTACCAAGCCATACGTTATCAATTGTAATTGAAGCTGCATTGGTTGTTGATTTTAATTTAAATTGAATTAGACCACTAGATGGACAGTTAAACTGAGCTGCTGTTTTTATCCATGTTGCTGATGGTTCAAGATCGACATTAACAATTTCATCAGATCCGCTGTCTTCAACAACCATTTCGATATCACCAGTGGTTGCCGACGCTGACCATTTGTACCACATCGATACAAGGCAGTTTCCAGATTCCTGTAAAGCAGCTTTAGGTGTAAATCCCGTTCCCGTTAGCTCTTCACTTGCTGCCGAAGGGTCCCACTGTAAAGACCTTTCACCCCAACCCGATGATGTTGTTGTGGCAAATGTAGAAGATCCGGTTTTCGTCCATCCTGCTATGCCGTTTTCAAACCCGGGATTTTTAAGACCGTTCCAATCAGCAATATATTGATTATCAACTGTGGAAAGCTGAGAGCTTGCAGTAAAACTAAAAAACAAAAGACAAAATGCAATAAAAATTCTAAACATAGCTAAACCCCTACGCGCTAAAAGTTGTTTCTGTTGCTGATGGAATAAAACGAGTTTCATTTGTATCTGAACTTGTTTCGTTTGCTGTATCTCTTGAAATCTCAACTCGAAGCATGTCCCCCGAAGAAACAGCTACACTATTAACCTCACCCGAACCATCTGTTAGATCCAGCTCAACTTGACGATATTGATTTGTAACCGTATTGGTTAACTGAGTATTTGTAGAATCATGTTTGTTTGTTACCGAAGCCACGTTATCAGTGCCGTTTCTTATGAGGTAACTATCAGAAATTAAAAGCATATTTCCTGACGAGCTGGGGCTATAAACACCGATAAACATTTTAATGGGAGCGCCTGCGATATAGGTTTGTGGTACCTTAACAAAGGCCACAAGTTTTTGGCCTTCGTTAACATCAAACTTATAAACTTCTGAATCAAATTCTTGTCCTTTAACCGGAGCCTCGCCATCTGGCGCGCTCCATGTTATCGACCCTCCGCCGCCGCCCGCACCTAATTTAAATTCATCACCCGAGCTATCTTTATGATAAATTCCATCTGATTTTGCATAAAAATACCTTGTACCAGCCGATGGCGTACCAGGTTCGCTAACCTCTGTTAGGGTGTCGGCTATGGTTTTTCTAAAATAAGTATCATCAGCATATCCTTTTGATATGGTATCTTCATCATCTGTAGGTGTTCCGACAGTTGGAAGTGTGTCGGTTTCTGGTCCTACTATAAAATCAAATTGTCTTGTATTACCCATTTTGTTTTCCTCACTACTGGGAAGCTCGTCGTTTATCGTTTAATGTTAAGTTTATAGAATTAACAGATTTACTTGTTTGCTCTATTGCATATTTTCTAGAACGTTCAGTTCCAGGGTCAAAAATATAACCAGGAGTAAACTCCGAGTTAACATCGACAACATCATCAAGATCTATTTTAAAAATATCTCTTTTCATTGTCAGCGTAGTTCTTCCCTGACGATTACCCAAAGTTTTTGCTACGTCTTCTGCCAGGTCATCTGCTTCGGAAGATTCTAAAAGATATGTTTTTATGATTTTTTGTTTTTCGGCTTTATGAAGATATAGTGCCATTTTTGTTGTATACGAACTTCTTGTGCTTTGGCTTTTAGCCTCGTTTTTTTCATTAATTTCACGATGAGCGTATTCTATTAAAATAGAATCATATATGTCTTTATAAGAATATCGGTATTTTAAAGATCCAAATAAATACTGATCTCCGGTAATTGTTTGAGTTGCCGTTACCAGTCTTGACGGGTCGTCTTTAAAGATAGACCACTGACCATCGGATTTTTTATAAAGATAATAAAGGCCACTGGCTAAAATACGCTGAATGACTTGTTTGTATGTTGGAAACTGAGAATCTGAAAGCTCATCAATAGCAAACGAAAGATCTGGCGCCGATGTTTCTTCTGATTGAAACGCTGCCGTATCTATATCTGATTCGGCTATACCGACCTTGTCTTTTAGGATTTCGTACAAAATAACCGCAGCGTTTGTTATGTTATATGTTTTTTGATTTCTTGTTCCAAAATCAGAAGCGGCTATTTGAGGAATTTCCGATGGTCCGTAATATCTACAAAAAACAAGATCATTAGGTGTCAGTGTTACCATGGCGCCTCCGATATTGGATTCCATGGTCGATGTAAAGGTAAACGTTTGTGTACTTCCAGTATCAGAATTAGTTACGCTGTAATCTCTTCCGTAAAACGCCTTATATGCTACGCCCGATTGAACTATTTTTACAAAAGCCACAGGAGCACGCTCAACAGACGCTGCAGATGTTGCCGGGGCAGAAAGCGCGGCATGATCAATATAATTAGACGTGTAATTAACGGCTGTAACCTCTACATAATTTAAAACCGGAGTTAGCGTCGCATCATTTATAACAATCGTATCGCCAACCTGAAGCCCTGATGCACCATCACCGTTTACTGGAAAACCCTCGGCTGGAGACGGAAGATAGGTTCTTGTAGTTGTATTTGATGTGGCAGCCGTTCCAGAAAACATTTTTATAAAACCAGAATTAGATCCCGAAGGAGTAGACCCTACACCCCATTTTCTGTTGTTAGATGTCGTAGGCGCATCGGAATTAAAATCAAGATTTACCGGAACAAACCCCTCTACGACACCGTATCCGCGACGTATCGGGGTATCTAATTTTGTTGGATCTAGATTAGAAAACGACGTTGTGTTCCAAAAACTATCCCCTGAGGAAGGGTTTCTATATTCTTTTTCAAAAAGATCTGTTGTTTCAAAAATATTAAATGAAACCGATGTTCTGTCTGTCGATACATCGCCGCCGACAACACCGTTTAAAATATTAAACGCGTTTGACGATGATAGCTCGCCGGCATAATGCCAAACAGATATTTCAATTCTATTAAAACTTGACTCATAAAGATAAACATCAAAAAATTTATCATTATTATCACATGTCATTGTTGTTGATCTTGTCGGGAAAAACCCAAATAAAATATCTGTAACTGATTGCTGAAGTTTCGGAGGGGTTTTTATAAGACCGTTGTAAAAAACAGTTGCAGACGACGTGTCCGATGGATCTCTATAATATGAGACGCTTTTAGTTGAAAGATAAAGCTCGTAGGTAACAACCGTATAATTTGTACCACCACTGGCACCTGGGTTTGATCCGATATCTATCCAAAGCCGCTTTTCTGAAACGTCGTAATACCACACGCCATCAGAGAGCGTCGCGTCGCTTGCTTGTGTTTGCGATACACCGTTATTATCAACATTTACGATTTGACCGTAATCGCCATACAAAAAATCGCGATAATACTTTGTTCCGCTATCTAAAAACCATTGTGATACAAAATATCTTGGCTTCAAAATAACAAGATATTGAAGCTCAATATTATATTTTGATGTATTAGCATCATAACTCATAGTTCGGCGCCAAATAAAACTATCTGATAAGGTGAAACAAGCAATTTTTCATATGTTTGAGAATAATCATAAACAGGCTTCGGCCAGGCTTTCATCCATGCAAGATAAGAGCTACTTGATGGAACATAACCATCGCCATTTAAAACAATATGATATTTAGAGTTTCCGACAAGCGTGATGTCATCGAACTCGAAATAAAGACTTTTATATGCATTATCCAGTGTATGAATCTGAGATTTTGTTAATACGGTTGTTGATGATGCTATAAGAGATCCGGGTGAATCTGTCGAAGCGTTTTCATCATTATTATAAAGTTTTGCGGTTAGATTGGTAAACGTAGGGTCGTTATAAACAACAACCCACGTTCTTATTGCTCTTAGTATAAAGCTTTCATTAGAAAGACTGCTGTCTGGTGTGACCGTACAAAACATGCTTGTATTTGCCAGCTCGCCAGAATCAAATATGTCTCCCCAAACTGTTCTAGACATCTTTTATAGCTCCTCGCGAATTGTCATGGTTAAATTATATACGCCAGGAGATATCAATTCATATCTTGGCTCTGCCGTTCGTTTTACATACCGCACGTAATATTCTGGCTCACTTGAAAGCACCTGTTCTCTATCCATTGATACAAAAAACGGGCTGTGTGTTCCGTAGTTTTCAAAAAATAAATCCATTTGTTCTTTATCATCAATGGTTAAGCCAAACCACTGAAGCTCCCAGGATTCTGATTGAGGATGAATATCTGTAAAGGTCTGTCCGTTTTCTGATATGCTTGTTTTAGAAAGATCAAGCATCGTGCCTCTAAATGGAAACTGTACCGCGCCGCGTGACACGCTTAGATGCTCTCCCAAAAACAAACTATTAACCTCTATATAGCGATTTGCGTTAGTGAGATCAGAAATAGAAACGCGCCAAAAACGTAAAGGATCGCTATGAAAACCATCGGCGTCAAACTTAAAAAACGCTCTAGAATTATACGATATCGTGGCTTCATAGCTTGGAGATGTCCACACGTCAGTTTCGCTACCTTGTATCTTAATTGTAGCACCTGGCGAGATGGCTATGGGAGAATTACGATTGCCCAAAAGGACAAAGGCTGTTGGATTACAAGAAATCCCCATATCAAATACAATAAACTCGTTTTCTGTGATCTTGAGACTGTCGGCAATATAACTCAAAGCACCCGTGTCGTCGGATGTCGTATCGAATCCGATGAGATCACCGAAAACTGTATCTGATGTCCACATCAGCTCGAATATTCCGCCTCCGCCTAAACCATCACTTGAAATTTCCCAACGATATGTCGAAGGATCTACACCCACCCGATAACTAGACGCGCCGCCAGCTTCTAATGCATCGCGTATAACAGTGGCAAAACTATCGTGTGTTCTATATTCACCCGTTGCAACGGTTGCTGTTAAATCAACACCAGTTGTTTCACGAAATACGATAGTATTATTTGATGAGGTTATGTTCCAATAACCATCCGAACGCCACGAACGAGATCTGTTTTTTTCGTTAAATGTATTAGTACCTTCATAACCAGTTTTTTCCGAAGACACGTCATAATCATTGAGGCGATCTTCATCGATGTAATTATTATCTAAAATTAAAAAACATCCCATTATGCTAACCTAAATCCTTGTCTGTTTAGATTTAAAATCACATCGGCAAGTTGCTGCTCGCCAACTTGAAGATTAACCGTCATTGATTGTGGCGCTGCTTGCGTGGGTTCTTGACGTGACGAAGCCAGCTCATCGATCAAACCAAAAAGTTGACCTACACGATTTGACGGAACAACCATCTCGCCACTTGTAAGTGCTGCTGGATACGTGTCGTTTGGAAACCCTTGAGGAACAATGCCTCCAGATTGAAACCCTAGTATGTCTCCGATTGTACCGCCGCCGCCACTAATGGCGTCTCCGATATCATCAAGCCAGCCAGGGCGTTTGATGGTAAACTCGAAATCAAATAAATCATCTAACCAATCTGGTGCTTCTATAGTTATACCCGATAACCACGCTGGTTCGGGAATACTGATTTCGGGTAGCTTGATAGAATTTGAAAACGAGTCGGCAAGTGATGCTCCTATATTGGCTACGGCTGCTTTAAATCCGCGAGCGATAGCCTCACCTATAGCCATCGCGGCTCGGCCAAGACCACGAACTATGCCCTGAACAAGAGCGGCGGCGACACGAGGAATTGCCTTAATTAAAGCCACAACAATACGTTCAAGACCGCCTTCGACAAGAAGCGAATCAATCAAAGCCTCTATAATCTCTCCGGCTGCTGCCGTTAGCCCCTCGACAAGAGCAATAACCACAGGAGCTATGTTTTCAGCAATTGCCTCCATAAGAGGCGCAATAGCATCGGCCAGGGCTTTAATAATTAACGGTAACGCATCGGTGATGGCTGTAATTAATGCCGGAAGTCCTTTAAGAAGTTCGGCTATCAAATCCGGCAGGGCTTCAGCCAGGTTTTTAATAACATCTGGAAGACGTTTAACAAGCTGGGTTGCCGCGTCTAAAATTGCTGCGGCAAATGCCGGAGCTTGTTCTGCAATAACTTCACTAAGAGCCACAAACCCTCGGGCAATTTCAGGTGCTAGCTCAACTAGTTTTTCAATAACACTTTGAATGATACCAGGAAGTGAATTTATTATATCTGTTATCGCATCTGGAAGCGTATCAATAAGTCCGGTTAGTATTTCATCGAAATTTTCAAACGCTTGTTTAAACTGTAATGGTGCCGTGGCAATAGATTCTGTTGCCTTTGCAATACGGCCAACACCCGCACCTGAGAATAGATCGAAAAACAAATCAGCAGTTTTTGTTACAGCAGGAACTACCTTATCTATAAAAAACGATGCACTGATACTAACACCTTTTTCTACAATCTCGCCCACTTCTGCTGCAATAGATAACGCGCTTTTTGTCTCCTGCTGTGTTTGCTCGGTGGTTTTTCTTACACCAGACTGGGTTTTTTCAAGTTCTTTTATGAGTTTTTGGCCGTTTGTACCAACAGCGTCAACTAAAAACTCTATTCCAGTTTCAATGCCTCTAAAAAATGTTTCTGATTCAAAACCAAATGCTAACGAATCTTCTTCTATCTTTTGAAATGTATCAGAAAGGCTTTCAACATCTTTTTTAACTTCGTTGCCACCGATACCATCGGAAATAGAATCTTGAAGCGATTGTAAAGATGCTTTAGTCTCTTCAGAAGCTTTTTCAATACCTGGTATGTACTCGCCGATAGTTAGCACTGCCTGTGCAAGTTCTATGATACCAAGTTTTATTATGTCTATTCCATCGGCTAGGTTTTGAATAAAATCCTGGACGAAATCTAATTTTAAAATTGTTTTTGCAAATATAGAAAAGCCCAAAACAAGAGAATTTATAGCAGCTATAACCCCTTCGAAACCTCTTGAAATAAACTTCAAACTACCTACCACAGCAGGCGCAAGCTTTATTATATTAATAACAAGATTGGTAACAAAATCAGTTATCACATCGCGGTTTTTAGAAATACCGTCGATAAGTTTACTGATGATATCTGAAATACCGCCAATGGCTTTAATAACCACCGGGTTTTTGGTAATTAAAAACCCAATCTCTTCTAAAAGATCGCCGTACGTGTTTGAAAGCTGAGTTGTAGCACCTGCAAATGTTTTTATTTGAGCCTGAGCGGACCCGCCGTATTGAGAAATTAAAATCTTTGCTGCCTCGCCTGCACGAAGCTGTTCTTGTGTCAACGCCTTAATTGCAGGATTTACCTCACCAAGCTCTCCGGCAAAACCACCTAGGGTTTTTGCAACCTGGCGCGTAGCCTCTTCGAGGCTTTTACCAGTAGCTGCAGCAAGTTCCGTAGCGGCTGTTACAACTTCTTTTGCCTGTTCATTTGTTGCCCCAAAAGCCTTGGCAAGAGCAAGTTGCTGTAAGATAAGTTCATCACCAAACCTGGATGCTTGCTGAATAGATGTGGCATAGTTTTGAAAATCTTGACTGGCTTCTTCTGAAAACTCTCCAGATGTTTGAAGCGCAGTATTAAGATTATTAATGGCGTCTTCTTGAATAGACGCTGCCTCGGTTACCGCGTCAATGCCTGAAATGATTTTACGACCGGCAAAAATACCAACCGCACCAACAGCAACTGCTGTTAAACCCGCAAACGCCGTTTCAATAGATTTTAAAGACTTGGTGGCGCTTTTAGCAAACTTCTCAACGTTACGTTGAGCTTTTTTGGTTTCGGCTACAAGGGTTAAATCAACAGTTGCCATTATTTGCGTTTCCTTTGAGCTTTTTTAGCTTCTTCAGCATGGATTTTATCTATCTCTATGTCGATAAGCATAAAACAATCCGCACTGAAAGAATCAAGCTTGGTAAGATCATCCATAAAACCAAGCTTAGTTAGCCGTCTTCTGGTTTCGTAATCATTCCAAATAGACGTGGCCTCGGTTGCCAGTGAATGTCCTTTAAAAGCCGCACGTACCTGGCGCTTTATCGCGACCTTTAGTGGTTTCCCAATGGAAAACCGTTTACCATCATGCGACCTATGTCGTTGATGATGTCCGCACCCTCTTTATAGTAACTAAGATCATCAAACGATTCGATCTTGTCTGTTTGGCCTTTGGCTTCTAATTTAATAGATTTAATTCGTTTTTTAGTTTCTTTAATTAAATCTACTGCGTTATCAAGACCAGGGTTGTTTGGATCTATGTCAAGAGACTTAACAAGATCAAGCCGCTCGACATAAAGTGGTACTTCTATTTCAACAACACCGACAAAAGGAGACTTTGTGTCTCCTTCGTCGGATTTAAACATTTTTTCTGGTCTGTACTTAAATGTTTTCAAGATATCTCTCCTTAAAATTATACAAAAGAAATAGCAGCTTCGTCGTCGCCGTCGCTATTTACAAAAACCGATAGCGTCATGCTAAGGCTAACAAGACCATCGTCGTCTTCAAGAGCAAACGATGTAATCGTAGCGCTTGGAGAAGCTAGACAAAGACATTTTCCAGCCTGCCAATTGCCACCAGACTTTTTACCTGCAATATAAGCAAATCGTGTGGTTGTATTTTCTTTAAAACGTTGAAACTTATCAACATCGTATTGATTTAAAAGAGCAGATACGGTGATACTGATTTCTCTTGAGTTAATAATAGATCCCGATACGCCCGATTCAGCACAGATTGATTCGATGTTTCTTTTCGGTGTAGACATGGAAAAACCAACAGAACTTGCTTCGAAACATTCGTAATCTTCCTGATCACCAATCATACAAAGATTGTCTTTTGCCACTAGTGGGTCTGCGCTGTCAAAAGACGGGGTATAAGGTGCACTGTAATCTTGCGCATCATCTGATGTATAAGTCAAAGCTCCGGTATCATCGGCAGAAACTGTAAAGCCGATTTTATCGCCAACAGTGTTTGCCGTGTTTGCTCCTGTTGACCATAAAAGAGAAAGTGTCGCTCCGGTTGTATTTTCAATAGTGAATTTTCCAGTAGAATCCGAATAGGTCACACTGTGAGTTTCTGTTGTGGCCGTGCCGTTCATTGCTGTTGTTAGAGCTTCGGCAAGATCGTGAGGGGTTTTATACATTTGGGCTGTTATCTGTGCGGCAAACGTACCGTCATCATCTGTAAAATCAAGATAGATGTCTGTTGCTTCGATCTCGATTGGATCATAAAAATATTCAACACCTTCTAGTGTGTAGCTTGCATTAATAAGCTCTCCGGCGTCAATTGTTACAGAAAAATCTGTTACCCTAGATCCGGCCATAAGCTGAATCGCACCGGAATTTCCAACATAATTCCAAATAGAAAGAGTTTGGTGTCCGGTTTCTGCCGGATAATAGGTAACCGCTTTTCCAAGATTAACACCCGTCCCAGGTGCGGTTGCTACTGCAAAAAGAAGCTCAAGATCATCACTTGAAATAGATTCAATCGGACGAATTGAATAACCATTGGTGCCGTCTTTAATTAAAAGCGCTTGAAGCGGACGAAAATTAGTTCCCTCTCCAGTATCTACTTTAACTGCCGTTGTAGTTGAGCCGGCAATGGTGTCGTATTCTGTAGCTTCGACATCTTCGTTTCCAAAAGCAGCTTCTAGTAAATCACCATATCCTGGTGCTTGACCCTCTGTGCCGCTATGTCGAAGATAATGAGAAAACGACGCACTTGGTTGCTCAATACCAAGAATTGATTTCGATGGTCCTAAAGATCCGGTAAGTTCTGCATTTTCTAATACTGCAAACTCCGGAGACATCGTAAAATCATCTTGAATTGCGATAAAATCGGTTGCTGCCGATGGCGGTACAGGTGTTCCCTCGGTTGTCTCAACCAAAACCGCCAAAACTGAATTGCGTGATTGAATAGCCATGATTAACTCCTATTTTGAAAAAATTCAACCTCGACGGACATTTCGACCGAAAGATACCTGTCGCGATCTCCTTCAGGTATTTCCAGTCCCCCGTGGGATGTATAAATAGCCTTAACAGCAGTGCCGTTTATGTCTTCGTCATTTTCAATGGCCAAAAACACAGAGTTGACATCTTCCATTATGGCTTTTTGAATGTTTTTAAAGGCTGATAAATTATGATCTGTTGTATTAATTTCGTTTGTAAGAACAACGATAAATTCTTGAACAAATGTATGCTTGCAACCAACCAGACGATTGCTGTTTGTTCCAGGCCCGTATGCAAACCCATAGCCTTTTTTTAAAATTCTATCGGCGTTACTTTCTAAAGCATATGGATTAGGAAACTCTTGATAATCACTTAACGTGGAATCTAAAAGCGAGTCCAATGCATCAAATATATCTGAAACAACCGTCATCTTCTTAAATATCCTGTCTGTGTTGATTTTTCCCGGTCGCTTTGATTACCATCGCGATTAAGATCAACACCAAAAAACTTAAGATTTATAGCTTCGTCATAATAAGCCCGAGCTTTTGTTCTGTTATCGTCAAACTGTCTTCCTAAAGCCCAGTAAACAATCTCGGCAACCTTATGAATTGTTGGTTCTTTGAATTTTTCGTAATCAAGTATTTGATTTTGAGAAATGATAATATTTCTCTTTTTTAAATCTCTTATAACCATCTCTGAAGCTATAAAATGCTGATCGTCCCATGTTGTTTTACCTGCTTCAAAGGCTTCTTTTAAAGATGTGTTTGAAAGATCTGGATAATAATCATAAAGAACAGAATCCGATGAAAACTTGTTTCCAATGTATTTTAATGCAGTATTGACGTTTAAATCAGCACTAAATGACATGCGAATCCAATACATGTCGTAAATTCCCACCTTTGAAACACCCGAAACGTCATCACTATCAAGCTCTCTATCCCAACCTTTTAGACGGTCGGTTTTCCATTCGATAATTCCAGACTGCGCTAACGATGCACTTGATAATGCCGTTCGGTCAATTAGATCAACTACTGCGTTCCACTGGTTACCGTACCAGGTTTCAACACTGACACTTGTCGCCTGGTCGTTAGCCGTATCGATTTCAATATATTTGTGATTAAATGGAAGATCACACGCGACATAAAGCCTATCGTCGGCAGCTACAAATGGAAGCGTATATGATCCACTGCGCCATTCGTTAAGCTCAACGGAAAGATCTTTTTCCGTGCCGTCGTCGTTCCAGAATATTCTTTGAATATCTATCATAACCTTCCCCATTGACGCACTGTCGATTCATAATCACCGGCTGTTACCGCCTGGTTTTCTAAAACTTTCATAAATTGTTGAATAAGAGTAATTGCCGATGATAACTCGACTTTAGTCATCTCCGAGCCGTAAACAATACGCTCGTCTTCCCAAACGGCAACACAGTCGCTTATTTCATTGGCGTTATATTCTGCCTCTATTGTTTTTCCTTGATTTAAAAGCTCAAGACACATCGATGTCAAATCATAAAGCCTCGAACCCATAGCCTCGACAGCCGTGGAAACAACCGCCGATGCTTCGTTATTTCCGTAATAAATTGGATATAAAGATCCAAGATAATCAGATTGTGTAACAGCCGAGTTTTGAAAAAAGTTATCAAGCTGTTCGACAAAAGCCAGCCCGGTTGTTAACTCGCCTTTAGTAAGTTTTGTAGAAACCGTCGCTGCGTCACCATCGGCAAGAGACGACAGATCAGAAGATGCGCCTGATTTCCAATAAAGATTGTAAATAGCCGGAGCTTCGTTAATAAGCGATTCACACGACGTCATAAAAGATTTGATATCTGTTTGTAAATTACTTGTTACACAATTAGACATATAAACCTCAATTCACTACTCTAAAAAATAAAATAACAGTTAGATCACTTGCATTTGTGCCTTGATCAACGTATTTAATATCCAACGTATCACCTGGATCAAAAGGGTCAGAAAGTCCTGTAAAAATCCCTCCGTAATCCACGTTACGTACTTCTCTTGTTGCGTATTTAGTTGTTGTTCTGCCGTTTAAATAAAATTCCATATCAAAATCTACAGAAGTTCTTGTGTTATCGTATGTAAAGGCTTTAAGTTCTGATTTAATAGGAATTCTAATCGAGTTATCAGGGGTTAAATTAGAATAGGTAATCCAATCGCCATTTGACATAGTTCCGTTCATAATTAAAGGAATAGTATAAACCGGCAGATCAAGAGCTATTTGTCTGGCTTCTTCAATAGCTGATTGAACCTCGTCGGCAGTAAATCCGTTTGTAGAATTATCAAAAGGAGTAGTAAGAGCTATTTGAGATTTAAAATACTGGTTTCTCATCCTAATTCCTGGCAGATAACATTGTTTCCAGATGAACCTGCTATTAAATAAAGTCCAACGTCTCCAACAGGGACGGCTACTTCTTGTCTTTTTTCAATTGGGATACCCTTATTCGCACCAGATGTTGCCACGCCAGTTGGTCCGTAATAAACAGTATTGTTTGAATCGTTGTATAAAATAACCAACTGTCGCTTCTCATCGCGACTGCCGCCAACCTTAGCCTCAATCTGAGTAGACCCAACAGATAACGTTGTGGCAACATACGTTTGATCGTAAACTTCTGCACGTTCACCATACCATTGGCCCATTATTCAGCGTCCTTTGGCTTTTCGATTACTTGTTTTAATTCCATAATATGATCTTCACATTTTTTAAGATGTAAAACCATGTCCTTATAAAGAGTGTAAAAATCTACCATCTCTTTTCCGGATATTTTAAAATCAGCTCTGGTCATTACAAAATTCATAAAATCAGCAATGCGCTTTACCTCGGCTTCGGTAAATGTAATTTGATCTGTCATTTTATCCCCAAAAGAGGGAAGGGCACAGGCCCTTCCTATTAACTAAGTTCCATAACACGCATGTCTTCAGACGATGCACCAGTTCCGCCAATTACTTGTGGTGTTACAGATGGTCCGATTCTCCAAACATGTTGCATACCAGGATGTAGTGGATAACCATTGGTTGTAGTTACACCGGTTTTTCCAAAATAAAGCGATTTGTTGCCTTCGTTTGCCGTGGCAAGCCATTTTCTGCTGGCAAGAGCAGACGCTACAACGTTAATAGCAGCTGCAGAAACCGCAGTTGCTGTGTTTTCAATTGCCGTATCAGCAAGATCATCATCAAGATCAATTGAATTTGTGACGTTTACATCTAAAGAACCGCCAGTTGATCCAATTGCATTTCCAGATCCGTCGTTTAACCATGCATCAACAGAGTCGCTTGCTGCTGTTAAATCGCGAATATCAAGATCAGAAGCATCAACTGTTAAAGAGCCGCCGCCATCATCAACACTGATTCCGCCTTGAAGCTCGGCTAAAACATCAGTGTCGGTGACATAAAGCTCACCTAAATTGTTGGATTTAAACGAAGCATAATCACCATCGGCTGATGTAGACGCTGCCAGGGTATCTTGTCTAACGGCAAGAATCTGTTGGCCATCGTCGCCACTGGAATGCGCCGAATCTTCTGCATAAATACCAAGACCAGGAGCTGCTGCAATGTTTACGTCTAAAGCATTTGACGTTACAGCAACTTCGTTTCCAGACGAATCGATTATTGGACCAGAAACTCTAAGCCATTCAAGAGCGTTTAAGGTTTCCGAGCCGATCAAATCACCATCGGTACCGGCTCTAACAAATGCACCTATTGAACTTGACGCAGCAATAGAATTAGCATCGGTTGGATCAAAAATAAGCCTGTTAGTTACACATGACATACTCGTGTCTCCTTTAATGGAATTAAAAAATTAAAATACACCCTCGTATCGGATGATTTTTTATTTTCTTAACTCCATGATATCACTTCAAGCAACTGCGCGGCTTGAGGCGATTGAAAATAAAGCGTTAAACTTGCCGACGATGCTATATTATTTTCACAATACTGCTGACCTGGAAACAGTGTCCAATAAGTTGTCCCAGATGTCCCAACAGAATATGCTAATTTCATAAGACCATTAGATCTATTTTGAATCTTAAAAAATTTCGTACTCGACGGAAGAGCATACGACACTTCAGTATTTGCAATTGGAATTGAGACGTTTGCAACTATTGGTGTTGTCGCCGTTAAACCAGAAACATCTAATTGCCCTGCAAGGGAACTATTAACACTGGTCATTTTATGCCAATTCCTCAACCGTTATTGTGGGAGTTCCACTTGCGGCTTTTGCATAAATTAAAATATCATCAGTAATCGAATAATGTCGTTCACTTCCGTTTGCTACCGTGACACCGACATATCCGCTTACGCTATTGTCAAAATTAAGTTTAATCTCTATTCCCGAAAGATTTTGAATACCGATTTCGTTTCTATCGGTAAGCGCCGTTGCGGGAAGTACCGTCCACGATGTTGAGCTAATTTGAACCTCGGTTATCTTACCTTCGGTAGTAAGACCTGATGGACGAATTTGTGCACTGCCGCATAAAGTCGTTCGAACGGCAACGTTTCCATCACATTCGACAAACTTCAGTTGCTCTTTTGTATTTATATTTGGGGGTAACGCCATGATGAAAAAGGGGGCAAGTTGCCCCCTTCCTTATTTATGCAGCCTTGTAATAGGCTAAATAAACATTGATTTTCCCTGCTGTAAGATCAGCAGTTCCAATAACCAAATCTACAGTTTCGTCTTCGGCTACAACCAAAGACTGACCCGCTGTTTCTTTAACAGTAAAATCATCGACGAGGTTAGCTACGGCGCCAGACGTTGTGTCCATAAACGCGTCTGCGTCACCAGTTGACGTACCGATTTGAACTGTTGCCAAGCCAGCGGACGTGCACGCTGTTTCAACTTGAACACATGCATCAACAACTAAAGCTTTTTTCAAAAACTTAGCTAAAGAATACGTGCCCTGTGCACCCGTGTCTTCAGAAAAATCGTATGTGAGCTTTTCTACTTTAAGCTCATTACTCCATGCACTTATTTCTTTGTATGCATTTGCATTAGCCATTATTTAATTCCTTTCGTATCAGAACGTTTTTTTCTCGTAGGTTTTCGAAGATCTCCCATAATAAACGCAATAAAACGGCTATTATGAGAGATGATATTGATAACCTTAATCGGTGTTCTAATTTCTTTGACCCTTATGATCAAATCTTCTGGAGTCTTTGCAGAAATATAATCTAAAGACTCATACGGATTAAGGCTATCAAATAATTCAGTCATTACGATCCTTGAACTCTAATGTGTTTTACATTGCCAGCGATTCCAAGCTTAGCACCAAAAACTAAATCAACAGACATGTTGTAACCAAACTTGTTTTGGGAATGAAGGTCAGAGATTTTAACCTGAACTTCAGTTTGTTGTACAAGATGCAAGAAATCTGGATGAAAAAACAAACCGTAATCTTCAGATCGGCTGTTGTCTTCAAAAAGATAAAAACCAAAACGCTTAAGAGCAACTTCGCCACCAATTACTGGAGAATCAGTTGCGCCGTATTCGGTTGAACTTAATGTAGTGTCGTCTAAAACATCTTTGTAATAACTAGGATCGATCAGTCCATACCATGGCTTGTTTTTTAACCATTTTGCCTGACCAGCAAGCTTTCTGATGTCAGAAACTTGGTTGGCGTTCATATCTGTAGATACGATCTCATGATCAGGAGTTGCAGCCGAAGGAGAAACTAAAGAATATAGATATTCGTTTATTTGATTATTCATCGCATAAACCAAAGAATCCATAACCTCAGAGTTGCCTTCATCGATAAGAGATTGAATCGATACTAAATCTTCAAACTCGTAAGAAGCAACCGCTCTTTTGTCGGCTTTGATTTCGATCTCTGTCATAGACAAAGCTTCTGGTGAAAAAGAATCCGCATCTGTTCCAACTGTTAAAAGCTGGCCGTTAGGAGCGTTGACTTGAGATACTGTTACAGTATCGCCGCCTTTTTTGATCGCGCCTTTGTAGTCTTTATTGACTAATGCACCTAAAAGTTGAGCAGCCCTAAGTTCTTTAGTAAACATTGGACTCCAGAATTGTTGTATCTGACCTTGTACTTCAGCTAATGTAGTTACACTCATTGATTGACTCCCTTCAATCGGCAACTAAACGCTAACTATTGAGAGGATCTAACCTCCTTTAGTCGTGCTCGCATTTCTTTTGCCGGTAATTTTTTCCATTCTTCATATGTTAATGTTTGACCGACACCTTTTGGAGCATTTGCTGGCATATTCGCCCCACTGGGACGTTTAATAACTTCTGGAAACTGCGACTGAAACTTATCAACGTATTTTGTCACGGACATTTCGTCGATTTCAGTCGATTCTGGATGAATAACGATCTCATTAAGATCTACAAGACCCCAATACTTTTGATCGATATCTCCATTACCAAGAGCTTTTTTAAACGCATCGAACTTACGCATGTCTGTAAACTGTGTTTGCATACCGCTAAGTTTTTGAGTTGTTTCTTCTAGCTCTTTGTTTTTTAACTCTATGATTTTTTCATAGTTTTGTTGTTTCAGAAGCTCGTCTTCAGTTCGTTTCTTCTCTTCGGCTTCGAACCTACCAAGCCGTTCGCGGGCTTCTCGAAGCTCCTCGTCGCGCCTTTTCTTCTCGGATAAAAGCTTTCGATGAGTGTCGTAAGAAACTTGCTGTGAACCACCAGCTGGTGTTTCCTCTGATGTCTGAGAACTCATATCAGAACTACCACCGGCAGTATCCTGATCTGACCCACTGGGATTTTGATTTCCGTCAAGCATTGTCGATTCCTTAATTGTTTATTTATAGTTTATACTTATTTACCAAATCGCCAAACGTTTTGCGATAAAAACGTTGAAGCTGTTTGATTTCAAGCTGTGAAAGATGATTAAATGGCCGTCCGTTTTGTTCAACATATTGTGCTAGCTTTTGATTTGTTAGATTTTCACCACGACGTCGTCCATATGGGCCAATCGTTAGGCGTCCTCGTTTTATCTTTCTAATCTTCATCGAATCAAGCATCTGACCGGTAAAGGTTAAATTACTTCTTGATGGACGTGTAAACTTGTTAAGTAATTGCTTGTTATCTTTTCTATATTGTACGTAATTTTCAGATAGGCCAATAAGTTTTTTCTTTTTACCGTAATCGCGCCTAACACCGTATCCAAGACGAGTTCTTTTTTTGATAAGAAAAATAGATTGCTTGCCTAAAGCCTTTAGTACACGCTGAGACTGTGTTTGTTTAAAAACGCTTTTAAATCTAGATAAAAACTTTTTTAGATCAAGTTCTGCAGCCATTATTCATACCTCGAAAGAATTTGAGATTTAAGATCCTTTTGAGATATACCAAGAAAATGTCTGCGTACCTGACCCTCGGTTGAATCGTTCCACCACGCCTTTTCGTTTTCGTCTGTACCGTTTTGATAG